ACTTGTCGCTCTTGCCTGCAGCCTTCAGCTTGTTGGCATAGACGCGTAGGTCGTCTGCGCTCTTCACTGTCACTGGCTCATCAAGCCCCTTCTTGACAACGTTTACCTTCTTGATGTCGTAGATGTTTACGTCAAACTTCTTGGCTAGCTGCTGTGCTGCCGTGATGTCCTCCATGTAGCTCACGAACGCTTCCACAGGACTGCCGTAGTCACCCGTCTTGTTGGCTGTTAAGCCACCCTTGTGCAATGCTGGGAAGTAGTCAGCGGTGGCGTAGTTAGTGGGGTCTAGTTCCTTGAGGCGCTTCATCTCACTGTACATCTCATCCCACGTCTTACGTATTCCCTCCGGTGCGTTCTTCATAACATCGTTGATCTGCTGCATCGACGACCTTGTCTCGTCAGGGGACAACCGTACGCCTACCTTAGTGGTAGCACCCATGTCATGCAGCATAGCCTTGACATTCTGCCCTACATCAGACCCTTCAAACCACTTGTGCAGACGCTCCATAGATCCAGAGCCGTCCACATCATCCAGCTTCTGCATGTTGGTAGCCATAGCACGCATCGTGCCGCCTTCAGCGTCCACCATCTGCTTAGCCTCACGAGCACCAACGTTCTCAGCTGCCCACGTCTTGCCTCGTGTGGTGGCCCAGTTAGCTGTGTCCATGAAACGATCCCACATAGACGGCTTATCTGTCGGCCCTTGCTCCCCTACTTGCATGCCCTTGTTGCGCTGCACGCCAGCAGTGGACTCGCTGAAGCTACTGTCAAGACTCTTCTTGCTCTTGTCGCGTATCTCTTTAACAGCAGGCAATGCCTCGTCTGTGCCGCGCATAAGCCCACCGAATATGCCACCCATCCCAGCGCCTAGCACAGTGATAACTGGGTCTATGTTTTCAGCACGCTCAAGCAAGCCTCCCTCGCCCTCACCTAGCTGGTACGCAGCTGCCTCTGCAGCACCTAGCCCTGCGCCTGTAGCCACGTTGCCTGCACGGGTAGCCTTAGCACCCAGACCTACGGCTTTAGCAGTAAGGCCGCCAGACGGTATAGCACCTGCAATCTCTAGGGCTAGCATAGTGCCCGGACTGTCGCGTTTTTCTACACGCTCAGCCCTGCGCCCACGGCCTAGCTCCCGGTCAAACATAGCACCCCAGTCGTCCATCTCCATGTTCGGGTCAGCACCCTGCAGAAGCTGTCCGACTAGGGTACGCGCTCCTGCGCCAATCTCGTCGCCCAAGCCCCACGTTAATCCGTCAAGCACAGCCTGACCACGCGCAGCCACGGACTCATCCCAAGTGTTACGCTCCTCTTCTGGCTGCTCTGGTTGCTCTGGCTCTGGCGCTTCACCGACGTGCGCGAGGACAGCTTGTATAGCTTCCTCACGGTTGTCGCGGGTGATCTTATAGACCTTCCCGTTCTTTTGGATTTCAAAGGTTGGCATATATTAGCCCTGCTCGTCTAGGTTAATTACCTCTGGCTTGCCGCCAAACGCACTAGGACCGGGTTCCATCTTAGCACTAGTGAGCTGCTGTGTTTTAATCTTACGTAGCAGCGAACGCCCTAGTTGATCAGGGGATAGCCCGACCACGTCTTTCTCAGTGAGTGTGCCCTCCAACCCTGCGTCTGTCAGTATAGAGTTAGCCGTGGCAACTACGCTAGGTATGTTGGTGAAGGCAGTGGAAGCTAGCGGTGCGTCTGCCCCTTGAGTCGTGTTGACTACACCCTCACCTGCAGCCTGTCTGATAGCCTTACTAATCGGATCTGCTTCAGCCTTAGCGATCTTCATGCCTGCTATCTGCTTGTCTACACCACGGTTGAAAGTTTCAACGCTCTTGTTCTCAGCGATCTGTGCGCTAGCCAACATAAACACTTCACGCTCTATGCTCTGCTGCAGGTTGTTTACGCGCTGGGTAAACAGATCCTTCTCTGCAGGGTTAGCCCACTTGCCACCGTTGTCTGTCATCTTAGCGTCAGCCGTAGCTTGTATAGTTTCTAGCTGCTCTGAGTAGTACGTCTTGCGCTCTGGTGGCAGCGCATCGTCGCTTAGTCTGCTGTTGATGAATGAATAATCAGGCTTAGTCGATAGGTTCTTTATACGCTCTTCGTTGCGCTGGTTAGCTTCCTTCAACTGTACGTCTCTGGCCGCATACTGCTGTAGGAAGGTTGTGTTTTTAGCAGCCACTGGCGTCTTCATGAACGCTTCCCACTGCGCTGTTCCCGGCTCTATCTTTGCCTGCTGGATCTGCGTCATCAGTGATTCTTGTTCTTTCTTCTCTAGCGCTGCTCCTTCTGCAGCTGCTGTCTGCAAGCCCTGTAGCTTCTGCTGGTCACGCTGCTGGAATAACTTCTGAGCCATGCCTGCCGTACGTGTAGCGTCAGTGCCGTACTTCTCAGACACGTTGATCAGCTGATCCTGCAGCGCAGCGATGCGCTTAGACTGCTCTATTGGGTCTATGTTTGGGTCCATGATAGCAGCCGTCATAGCCTGCTGTATCTGTGCCTCAGCACGTCCGCCAGCAGTCAGGTCTGCTTTGCGCTTTTCCTCAGCAGCACGACGTTGCTCTTCACGCAGGTCACGCATACCCGTCATTGTGGTACGTGCTGCGTCCTCTCTGCCCATCTTCTGCTGCCAGTCGAACAACTTCTGCTGAGATTCTAGGTCACCTCCCTGTGCGTCAGGTCTTGACATGTTCTCTATGTTACGCATAAGTCCACTGACATCGGGCTTCTTGCTCAAGTCGCTATTCATCTGCGACAGCATTCCCCCAAGGTTTACTGCTTGATTACTTCCAGCCATTGTGTGTCTCCTTTACAGATACGATACGAGCTTGTCTAACCAACCCACGCCTGTGTTAGCTTTGAGGTTGCCAGAAGCTCCAGCCAGTGCGTTCATGCCAGAGCCGAAGACGTTTCCGTACAGCTCGCTCGCTGCCTTCTCCATGTTCGCCTGCGTCTGGATGCCGCCAAGGCCAAGCTGTGCGCCGTAGCCTGCGCCAGAGAGCTGACCAGTCTGCGCCATGCTTGCGCCGTGTGTACCACCAACTTGCAAGGCATTGAGCTGCTGCTGCATCGGCAGGAACTGATTGCCGTATGCTTGATTGCCCAACCCGCCAGAGATCTGAGCGTTCTGCGACATAAGACCCGCAGCCCCTTGACCAAGCTGTGCCTGCCCCTGCCCCAGCACACCCATGCTTGTGCCAAACTGGTTCTGTAGGCCAGCCATCTGCCCACCCATCTGACCAAACTGACCAGCCATGCCCGCCTGATTCATCATCTCAGTCTGTGCCTGCCCCATAGCAGCTACAGATGCTGAGTTCTGTGCGTCGAACTGAGCCTTCGCCATAGCAGCGTCTTCACCTGTACCGCCAAAGGCTGAGCCACGTATACCACTGCGGCCCATGGCGTATTCATTGGCTTGCTGTGCTGTCTTAGCGCGGTCTAGTCCGGGCTGCTGCATTCCCATCATACGGTTGTAGATGTCCTGCTCACGGCCTGCTGTGCCTTGCATGGCGTTCTGCATTGCCTGTTGCGATGCAGCAAAGGAGTTATTCTGCTGTGCTCCCAAGCCTTGCATACCACCCTGCATAACGCCCATGGCTTGCATATAGGCTGGGTTGAAGCCACCCATCTGCGCCATCTGATTAGACATACCCAAGTTGTTCATTGCGTTGCCCTGCATAGAGTTAGCGTACGCTGCTTGCCCAGCGTCAGGACCAACACCTACGTTCATTGAGCCGTCCGCGTTGACGGTCGATGTGCCAAGCCCAGTGGTTACGCCATAGCCCTTGAAGGCTGTGTCGTTCGTCAACTGTCCCGCTAGCTCCCCCATCTGGTTAGCAGCATCTTGACCAACACCGCGCATGTCCTCGGCTATCCCATAGCCAGCAGCTGCGCTTCCCACTCCGCTAATAATATCTAGCCATCCCATAATTAGTTCCTACCTAGTAGTGTATTCACATTGATTTCTTGTAAGCTCATAGACGCACCTTGGATTGAAGCACGTAAGCCAAGCAGTAGGTACACCCCGCTGCCTTTGGCGTTTACGTCGTAACGTAAGAAGGAGGCGTCTGACTTTCCATACTGTGCTATGCCCCACTCTGCTATGCCCCAGTAGGACGTAGTTGTTGGTTCTATACTGACAGACTTAGAGTATTCAAGCGACGAGCCAAAGCCCCAGCGAAACTCTGCAGTTGTCTCCGTGCCATCTGAAACAAGAATGTATCTAAACTTCTTTGGGAACTTGAGAGTGTTGGACTGCCCTAGTGCCAGCGGGTTAGTAGTGTATGTCATCACGTACACCCTGCCGCCATACTCTGCGTGTCCCGCATACTGCAGCAACCCTTGACTGTCGCTAGAGGCTAGTAACACTTCAGCCCCGTCTTCATCTTCAAAGGACAGCGCACGCTCAAACGTACACCCAGTCCACTGCGAAACCTTCATGCCCCCCGAACTGCTGGGTGCTCTCATCTCTAGTACGTACGCTGTGCTGTCTTCAGCAAACAAGCAAACAAGCAGAGCCTCTTCAGGCCAGTATGATAGCGAGATGGTGCTCTGATCTGAAGTCTCTTTGATCTTGATGCTTATGTCTTTGCGTACGTTAGCGGTCAGATCACCGACAGGGATAGCCTGTTCCTGTATCGTCCTGCCCAGAGAGCGCACACCTGTGTCATCTAAGAACAGTATGTCCTGCCCCGTAGATACCACACCGTCACGGCTGATCAAGCCCAAGCGAACCACAGAGTCTGCCAAGTACAGACCACCCACTGCAGCTGGGTCACCTTGCGGATTACCGAACAGCAGGATTGAGCTACGCCCGAATACGACTAACGTATTGTTGTGCGCTACTATGTTAACAATTCTGTCCTTGCCCTGCGGCCAGTATTCAGACACGTCAATGATGCCTGCTGTGTTGGTGGGCAAAGCGCCTGCACTGCCGTCATACCACTTAGTCGGGTCTAGCAGCGAAGAGTAGAAGATGTTATTGTAGTCGCCATCTACGCCTGTAACCCACAGACGGCCATACGCAGCCGTAGCTACGTCCCCGTTGATCTCATCAGTGGCAGTAAGCGACTGTGATGCTGCGTCTATTGGTGCCTGATAGCCTGCCTCTCCGGACAGGTAAGTAGCTGCGCCAGTGCCCGTCCACAGCAGCGGTCCGTTGCCTGACGTAAACACTAAGCACTGGTCGTTGAAGAACACAATGTCTGCGTTAACCAGAGCGTCAGGGCTAGCCAGTGCTGGCGTGGCAATCTCTTCTACAGCTGAGCCATTGGCGCTAAGCTTAGCTAAGAAGTAATGTACAGCCAAGAAAGCACCCAGATCGTTGTACTCTGTGACAGACACAGTACACACAACATAGTTCTGTCCTAGAATAGCGCCGTTGCTTAGTCTATGCACCTTTGTCACCGTACTATCTACAGTGGCAGCAGGGGTGTAAGTAAGGGAGAAGGAGGACGTTTTGGTAGCAAAAGCTTTACGCGCCCCTATACGACCGAACTGGTCAATCACACAGTTAGTAGCTTCTGCCGCAAAGGAATAGTCCTGATTGATCGGGCTGTCCTCGGTGTTGATACCTTGGAAGCCCGGTGCGGTTAGCGTTATGTCTACATGTGGCTGTGCCATTATACTGTATACCAGTCATAGTCGTATTGATTGAGCGCCACATCATTAGCTATAGCGTCAGTAAGGTATTGACCAGCCAGTGAAAGGACTTCTGCGGCTGTTTGACCACCAACCTCTCCACGTTCTCTAGCGGCTAAGGCGTAAGCGTAGTACACAACAGGCTGAGCGGGTACTAATAACACATCAGCATCTGCTGCTAGATCGGGCTGCTTCTTGAACCCAGACACAGTTAGCGCCTCTGTAGAGTCTGGTGTAGGGTGGAGCTTTAGACGAATGTTATCGTTAGAGGTTCCGTTTACGGTGTAGTAGATGGGGTCGGAAGGGTTGTTGTTGTTCGCTTTCAAGTACGACATGTACTTGTTGTTTGCCTCCTTCAGCGCTACTCCATTCGCTCTGTATATACTTTCTATTCTAGCATATTTTCCAAGGTTTGTCAAGACCACATACTCCGATGGGGGTATAGTGTTAAACGCCTCTTCAAACCGCAGCATGTTCCAGCTATGTGCATCCTCAACCAAGCGCTTAGCGTCGTTAACGTAGTCGATAACCAGCTCTGCTACCACATCAGACGCAGCAGTAACACTACCTACGGTATCCTCCCGCATCAAACGAAGCACTTTGTTTACTATTTCTAGGTAAGTCATGAGAGCATCCCTCTTCCTTGCTTGATATAATCTACGTAAGGCGCTAGAGCCTTCTTCTGGTACGGAGTGAGTGTGCTGTATGCAAACAGCTCAGACCACCTTGGTTGGAAGTTGCCGCCACCGGACAGCATACCGCCGTCCTTGCCGTCCTTACCATCAATGCCGTCCTCTCCGTCTCCTCCTTTCTCTCCGTCCTTTCCGTCCTCTCCTTTCTCTCCGTCCTTTCCGTCCTCTCCTTTCTCCCCATCAATACCGTTGGTGCCGTTAATACCATCAACACCGTTGGTGCCGTTAATGCCAT